TACTACTGGTTTATCAATGTTTTCTTTTGGGGTGCAATATATGTTTGTGTTTATATCTTTTAACGTATGAAAACATTTCGCAACAGATTGTTTTGTTATTTTTTGTGTAGGGTATGGTGGTCTAACCTCAAAAATAAATTGTGATAAATCTTTTCTGAACTGTTGTACACCAATGTCATTGGTAATTCTTTCAAAATCTTTATTACCGATAATGGGTATTTTGTCATAATTAATGTATTGTGAAAGATATTGTATATTTTCAGATACACTCACCTTTGGTCTATCATCTTCAAAAATACTTAACGTATCTGTGTTAACTTTCATCTACTTGTTCCTTGTACCATTGTAGCAAACTCAATTCTGATTCAAACTTTTCTTCCCATGCTTTTTTACCTATACCATGTATAGATTCCGGCCCCCATAAATGGTGTTTGACACATAAACATATAAATTGGTCATGGTTTCGTTGTCCCATACCCACCCCACTTCTGAGGTGGTGTATGTTTAAATCGTGTGTGTTTGTGACACCGTAGTATTTTTTGCATATAAAACAACCAAACTCACACATTTTTGACATTTCTTTTTTGAGTTGTCTTTTGTTTTTTTTAGCCAATATCTTCTGTGTAGGTGTATTCACCGTAAGTACCACCGTCTTTGTTAGGTTTTCTTACAGTTTCGATATCCCAACCTTTTTGTCTTAGCTCAAAAATGATTGCACTCAATCGTGTTGCACCGTAACGTGTAAAAGCGTCCCAACTGGTAATCTTTCCACGTTTCCTTAAATGCTCTTTTATTCTGTGTGTTTTTGTTACTCTCTTTTTCATAATCACTCCTATCCTAATTTTGTGTATGTTGTTTGTTGACTTCTACTACTAGCTTGTTGTGTTCTGTACAACTGACAGGCAGTCTCAGTCTGTGATATTAAACCTCTGTACACCTCAATGTAATAAACACATTCAGCTATCTTTTGGTCTAATTCTTTTACTTTTATACAACTTTTTGCTGATATCTCACGGTCTTTGTTTGTACCGTATTGTTTACCAAGTTTTTGATATTCTAAGAATTCTTGTTGTTTTTGTTCACGTTCAAGTAACATGAGTTTCTTTTGATAAAATGCTTTCTTTTCGTGGTAAATAAATATGTTGTGTACAACTTTTTCAACCGATTCATCACCCAACCTGATTGGACAAGTGTTTGATTTTTCTACGTTTTTTTGGATATCTTTTTCTTCAATCAACATATCAACTTTTTCTTTTGTTCAACTGTCAAATTGTCATAATTTTGTATATTCATTTCATACTTATAATTACTTATAAACAATGACAGATAATATTTGTAATCCTTTTCAAGCATTTTAAATAGACTTGCACCCCCGATTTGGTTAAATACTTTAGTAGCAATCTCGTCTTCAACAGGTTTTTTAGCTAGTAAATCTTGGAAATATTTAGTCATTTGTATTTCCGGTTTTATTAAATATTTAGTCAAATTAGCCGGTACTTGTGGTTTCCATATCCCAAATTCAGTACATTCTGTATGTGACACGAAAGCAGTGAACACTTCTTTTGTTGGATACTTTTGTAGTGATATCCACAAAACCCCCTTTTGTTCCTTTGTCAGTTCAGGTTGTTTTGGATATGTTTTATCCATAAGTGCTATAAATTTATCAAAATCCTGTTTAGTCATTTGTTAAATTTTGCTATCTAAATATTTATTGAACACCCAACTGCCCTCTGATGATACATCAATAGCTGTACCGTCTTTGAGAATCTTCAACACTCTATATTGAGATTGGTCTTCGTCAAGTTCAGATAAGAAATGTTTGTTAGTGTCTATTTTATCCGTAGTTGTTGTTTCTACTTTTTTCCATACATCAATTTTCATTATGTTTCTCCTACTTATAATTATAATTATATATATATAATTATATATATATACTATATTAAATAAATTAATCAATAAAGTAAAGTATTCATTGAATAAATTATTTTTTTAGCTTATCATCTTAAATGAGTAACAATTATGGTGTATCAAAATGACTACAAAAACAACCTTTAAGGTGATTTGGGAAACCTTATCAAAGGTAAATGTCAATGAACACACACAAACTAAGTCAGGTGGAAAGGTTGATTTAACCTATTTATCATGGGCTATGGCATGGAAAATATTGATGAAATACTTTCCCCAAGCTACATATAAAAACCTACCAAAGACTGTATATCCCGACGGTAGTGTTGAGGTTGGGGTATCTGTTGACATAGACGGGTGTATACGTGAAATGACATTACCAGTAATGAACTATGCAAACGCAGTAATAATCAATCCTAATTCTTGGCAGACTAACACGGCTAAAATGAGGTGTTTGGTTAAGTGTATTGCTATGTTCGGGTTAGCTATCTATATCTATTCCGGTGAAGATTTACCTGATGAAAATATAGATGAAGATGTACAGATTATTGACAAAGCGATGATAACTTTACAGAAAGCTAAAAACAAAAAAACAACTTATGAAAAATTAGTAGAGGAGGGTAAAATCAATGACAAAACAGACACAAGACAACTTGCAAAAGCGATATCAGTTGCATAGTTCACAGTTTATCAATATTGCATTTGGTAAGTATCAAAAAAGAAATGACATGGTTGAATTCGTTAAAAACGATTCATTCCCCGAACCTGATGAAGACGGTAAAAAACGTATGGAATGGGGTGTAAAACACGAGGCAGACGGTATTGCTAATTGGTTGATTCATTGTAGTGGTGGTAAATACCCACAACACATACTGAATGAACAAAAAGACTTTTTACTAGAAAATGTGTTCAACCTTGATGACGGTAACATTGTGGATTTATCATCAAAACCTGACGGCATATCTGACGACGGTACAACGATTATTGAAATCAAGTGTCCAAACGAGGGTGGTAAATTAAGAAAAGACTTAGACAATGCAAAACTACCACAGGTTGTTGGACAACAACTTGTATTAAGAAACAATGGATTTCCTATACAAAAAACACACTTGTGTGAATGGACACCTAATCATTTTAGGGTATGGGAAATATTACCTAACCATAACTTGGAAAAACATTTATTGAATGAATTAAAGGTTTTTACAGACGCTTTACTTTACGGTAAACCTATTACAGATAAACCAAAAAAGTATATGGGTGGGTATGGTGATAACAAACTTTTATTAGAGGTGAAGAAATGAAACAAAACATAAAACTTTTTCCTAACGTAGATTATCAAGATGAATGTAATTCAATCGTTGATAGAGCTAAGAAACTGTTAATGGAAAAGAAAGATAAGGCATACACGGATAACCCTAACATCACACCTGAAGAAATAGACAGGATAAGAATAAAACCGTTTGCAAGTAACGGTAAGTTCTCTATCAATGAAACTATAGAAAAGGGTAAGGAATACACTTGGAATGTTTGGATAAGTGTTGATAAACAAGGTAAGCTAAACATGAGTGTAGAAATAAAAGATGTGTGGGTTAATCCTAACCCAAGACCTAAACCAGTTGAAAACGATAATGACTTTTAGATTTGTGAGAGAAATCGTATGGAGAAACAAAAAAACAATAGAAAAAGCTATTCCAAACGTTGGTACAGAGATAATGCAAAAACGTTAAAAGAAAAACGTAATAAAAAATTATCTGAAATGACTGATGAAGAAAGGAATAGCTTGAAAGAGAAACAAAAGAAATATTACATAGATAATAAAGATAGGATTAATAAATCAAACAAAAAACGTTATGATGAAGTTAAGAAAAAACTAAAGAAACTAGAAAAACTAGAAAAATTAGTAGATAAAGGAGAATGATATGTGCATTGATAAATTAGTAGCAATAAAGAAAATCAAGAAACTGTTTTATTCTTTACCAATCGGTGAATTCGAAATTAAGTTATTAAAATATGAGAATGACTTAGAAAAAGAATTAGAATACCACGAGAACAGACAGTTGAAGTTAGTTAAAGATAAGGAGGATAGTAATGGGTAGGGTAAAAAGTAACGCTGATTTAATACGTGAAATGCAAACATTAAGTCAAAAAGAATTATTGAAATCTAGACGTAAAGTAGCAAAAGACAATCTTGAAAGATTAAAAAAAGAGAAACCATACTTAGAGTTTACCCCTGAACGTGAGGAGGCATACATACAAAGTTTTTTAAGGAATCAAGACTTATGGCTAAACTAAGTAAAGATGATTTGATTAGGGAAATAGAATTGAAGTGCTATGACTATCGTAATCAAAAAGATAGTAGGGGGTTGTTAGCAAATGATATATACACCCTGATTCAATCAACAAAACCTAAACACGTTATAGAATCTGAGAGTGAACAACGTGATTTTCAGAATTTTTTGATAAATCAGGGTAAATATAGGTGATTTTGGGTTTTAAATAAAGTTTTGGTAGTCAAGTACCACAATTAATGAACACATGGTTTTTGGGGTGTTTTAGCTTGTTTCTCGGGCTGTTTGGTTTCTAACTTAGCTAAAATATCCTTAAATTCAGAATTTTGCACCAAATTAGGTGTTTCTTTCATCAAAATAGATAATTCTGTCAATAATTCAGTATCAGATTTTTCATTCAAGTTATCCACATTTATGTTTATGGTTTGATTGTTGTAATTAGCTAACTCTAAAACCAGTTTTGATGTATTCAACTTAATACTATCTTGTTCAGAATTCAAAAGGTTTTGTAAAACCGTGATAGCTTTACCAGCTGTACCGGATATGTTTTCTTCATTCTTCATTCTGATTTCTTTATGTAGTTTCTTTTTAAGGTATGCACCCATTTGAGCAGGTGATTTACCCCAACCAGCTTTTTTAGCTGACAAGGTAGCATTTCCTACTGAATCACCACTTGTATATAACTCAACGAATTTTTCCTCTTTTTCGTAATCAGCTTTTTTAGGCATTGTTATCTCCTTGTATGTTTATCTAAGGGGGTTATCTGAACGTGCTTTGATTTCATCTACTTTAGCTTTCAATACGGCTATTTCAGCTTTGTTAATAGATATATCTTGCACTAAAGGTTTTATGTCAGGCGCAGTCTTTTTTTCTAACACCTCAACGCGTTCAATTAACTGCCCTTGAAAAATGAGTAAGCCGCCTAGTGTCAATACTAGACCAACGGCTGCACTAATAGTTTTAATATCCACGTATCCTCCTTAAATGTTGTTCTGCCCTTATTCTATCATCAATAGCTTTTTGCACTTTTTCTTGATAGTTGTTAACAGGGTCGTTGTAAACGATTTGATTCTCAGAATATATATTTCTAGTATCAATATAGTTTCTTGTTTCAAAATAATCACCTCCTTGTATATTTGGTTGTAAATCAAATATTTCAGAATTCTTGGTAAGATAATTTTCTGTTAAAGATTGGTTTTGCATAGCTTTTGCTACAATAATTGATGTAACAACAAGTCTTTGGTCTATAGATTTTACAGTTTCATTTACTTTCTTTTCTATATCACCTATGGAAATAACTTGATTATTTCTTGTAGCAACTGTATTGCTCCCGCTTTCTTCAATCGTCTCAGATGTGCTTTCGTTATCTTCTCCTTGCGAAGTTGCAACTTCAGTTCTTTCACCTCTTTCGTTACTTTCGCTTGTTTCTGTTTCTCCGTTAGTCTCATTATTTATTTCTTCAGAAACGATAGTAGTTTCTGTTTCAGATTGTTCAGTAGTTGTTTCACTTTCTGTACTAACCTGTTCACCGGATTGTTCAACCTCTGTTTCTCCCGGTTCGCTAGAAACTCTTTCCTCGCTTGTTCCGTTTTCTGATTCATTTCTTGCGACCAATTCTTCTCTTGGGTTACTTGTAACGGTTGTTTCGATTCCTGTTTCTTCTGTTTCGAAGTTTTGACTTTCTGCCGTGATGTTTGGACTTTCTCTTGTTTCAGTAAATTTTTCTTCGATTTGGATTTCTGTTGCGACTTCTTCGAAGTTCTCCTGACTACCATAACTTACCTCCGTTGGTATTTCTTCAAAAGTTTCTATTGTTGGTAAAGGTGTTACCTCAGTCATCTCTAAAGGTTGTAAATTAAAAACATTAACAATACCTGTATTGATTTCTTTCATAGCTACTTTTTCAACATAAATTTCTTCAAATGTTTCTATAATTATTTCTTCTTGTGGTACTTCAAAAGTAAATTCCTCTAAAGGTTGAAACTCAATTATTTCTACCTGTGTGTTCAACGTCTCACCTATTTCTTCAAACGTTTCATTTAAAGATTGTGTTTGTGCAACCGATAAAACAACTGGGTCGTACTCCATTGTTACTGATATATTATCTACGTTGGGCCCACCGAGTGTAGCCGGTGCATTTGCGTCTTCGCCCTGTATAAAGATATTACCGTAATATGCACCAGTACCGTTGTATGTAACTGTATCGGTAAAATCAACCCCGTTTATCCCTGTGGTCTCTGTGCGTGTCTGTGAAACAGTTGCTAGTGTGTTTTCCTGTTCATCAAGTATTGATAAATCTATTCTAAAGGAATCTGCTCCACCTCTATTAGGCGCCCAACCACCAGCTCCGCCCTCTCCATTTTGAACTTCTACCACAGATGTGAGGGACAGCCCATTATCGAGCATGTTTTGAGTAACGTTATTGATGTGGAGTGAGAATGATTGCTCGATACTGCCACTGTCCCCAAATTCTATATCGTGTCCGCCGGGACAACAATCACCAATCCTTTGTACATTTCCTGATAATGTCCAACCGTCTGTGTTTTGGTCGAAACCACTATTGGTTATTAAATTACCTGTTGTTTCTGCAAAAACTGATATTGGTAAAAGTAAAAGGTATAAATATTTCATCTTTTCAAACTTTGTTTGTATTTTCTATATTTTTCTACTTCATCATCAACTGGTGTTTCTTTTTCTGCAAGTATTGGATCTGTATCTACTGCGGTTAGTGTAACAGCTGAAGTAACTGGTCTATCTTCAACATTTAGTGTCGGATCAATATCTCCTGTAATCGACGTAACACCAAGTATAACAGGTGTCTCTTCAACATTTAGTGTTGGATCAATTACAAACGTTATT